TCTTTTACGATTTACCCTTGATAACTTTATCAATCATTTCATTCAGACTTCTAGAATCAACAATTTTGCCTGTATCCAACTCTTCGTCTATGTTGGATTGATTTTTTTGTTCCATTGATTCCGATAGTTCATTTAGACCAAGATCTTTTCTCATATCTTTCCAAAATTTTTCAAATTCTGTTCTTTGAGTTTGGGAAAATTTTATATTATCTCGTATCTGTGATACAGATTGATTCACAACTTCATGCATTCTCGCTGAATTATCACCGTTGTCAACTTGTTTTAATTGAGTCAAAAAATTACGTTTCGTCATCTTTTGTAAAAATAAAGTATCAGCATAGACTTTAGCATCCTCTTTCATTTTTTGTTGAACATATTTATGTTTGACTAAATCTGGATAATCCCCAAGATATAAATCGACCATCGATTCCAATACTTCACCCGCTTGGTCTTTTGACTCATCTATATCTTTGTCATAATCGTAAATCTGTATTGTGCCCAAATCTGGTAAATGGTCCTCTCGTTTTGCTAAATATTTTGAAACATCTAGATCTTTGTTGTTTTCTTGAATTCTAGAAAACTCATCTTGTAAATTCTGTATTTTTTCTTCTTTTTTAGACATTGGACTCCAAGAATTTGGTATATATATCCTAAATTATAAATTCCTCATGGCTCAACAAAAACAAAAGGAAGACGAGAGGAAATTCATTTTTACAACCAAACTCGTCGAAGAAGTCACTTCAAAAATAAACGATGGTGTTGTAATAAAAAGGTTTCAAAATCCTTGGTTTTCTAGTGAAGTAGGTTTACGTAAATCAGGCATCACCTTTAAGATGACTGAAGATGAGATACAAGAGTACATCAAGTGTAAACTAGATATCCATTATTTTGCTGAAAAATATTGCCGAATCAAAACCGAAGATGGTTCTATCCAAAACATCAGATTGAGAGAATATCAAAAGGAAATATTAGATCTTTATAGTAATAATAGATTCAGTATCCTGATGGGTTCTAGACAAATAGGTAAGACTATCAATTCGGCAATTACAATGTTACATTATGTTACTTTTAATAATGACAAGAATATAATGATTGTAGCTAATATCGCTGGTACCACAATAGAAATTATTGATAAGATTAAATCCATATATCAACAACTTCCGTTTTTCTTAAAAGTTGGATTGAAAAACTGGAACCAACGAACAATAATTTTTGAAAATGGGTGTAGGATAAAATCAGCCGCGAGGAGCAAAACACCAGCTATTGGTTTTACTATTGATTTTTTGTACTTGGACGAATTTGCTCACATACCCTCGAACATCATAGAACCTTACTATACAGCCGTATTTCCCGTGGTATCAGCGGTAGAAAATTCGAAAATTGTCATAACCTCTACCCCAAATGGAATGAATTTGTTTTATAAACTTTTGACAGATGCAGAAAGACCTGATGGAGATCCATTGAAAAACAATTACAAAGCTAAAAGGGTTTACTGGTACCAGGTTCCCGGTAGATTTGTGACTCACTTGAGATTGAACGCTCATAAAATGCATGAATTTGGTGTTACAAAAACTGAAGTTCTTGAACAAATCGACTTGGAGTATTCCCAAATAACAAAAGTTGAAATGAGGTTTAATACCGATTTGATGAAAGATGTGATTTATGTTTATAATAATGATAATTGTTCAGATAAGATGGTTAAATCATTTCAATATAAACTTAACGATGGTAGAGAAGTACCAATACAATCATTTTGTGAGGTTACAACGTGGAAAGAAGAGGCAATCAAGGATATAGGGGGTGAAGATGCTTTCAATCAAGAATATGGTTTAAGATTTGTCAACGCAACAAGATCTTTACTCGATGAAAGTATTATAGAAAGTTTGATCAACAGTAAGAAAAACTATGTCTTTGAGCAAATATCAGAGTTCGACGAGAAACTTAAATTTTCTTATGAGGGTCTTAAATGGATAGATGATGATGATATATTCTCACCCATAATGAGAAAGTCTATCAAAGGAGTCATATCAGTTGATATATCAGAGGGTTTGGGTCAAGATTATTCGATTATAAACATTTTCAAAATATCACCCAAAAGTCCGGAGTTTATTGAACAAAATAAGTTTAAATTTACGAATATTTCGGACTTTTTTTGTTTGGAACAAATTGGTATATTTAGATCAAATCTTGTCTCGGTTAAACAATTAGCGGAAGTTTTTTATTGTTTATTGTTTGAGTACTTTGATTATGAAAATTTCAAAGTTGTATTAGAATTGAACAACTATGGTAATGAGTTCCTAGCTCACTTACCAAATATTTTTGATGGTAAAAATAATTATGGTTCAAGTGTATTTTTCAGATATAAGCATCGTGCAGATGCAGTTGATGAAAAAATTGGATTGAAAGTTGGTGAAAATAAAAATATTTTGGTTAAGGATTACCAGGATTGTATGGACAAAAGAAATTTCCTTATCAATAATGAGGATACTATAAAAGAAATCACAACTTTTGTTAAACACATCACTCCTTCGGGAAATATCAGATACGCGGCAGACATCGGCAATGATGATTGTGTTATGACATTAGTAAATACAAGTAGTGTTTTTTCAAAACATTCGTTTAGAGAAATGGTTGAGGATTATGCTCCAAAGATTCTTGACTCATATTTGTTGAGCCAATATAAAGATTTTTTGAAAAATGTGGATTTTCAGGAAGTTACTGACTACAGAGCATTATTGAATGTCCGCAGACAAAGAAAAATGTACCAACAATATCAAGAATCGAATACCAGAAATCTTTGGAGTTAAGACATTTCCATTGTGACACTCAATCCACAGCTTTTCAATTTATTATACATCGTAATGATTGTTTCATGATCGCCGCGCTTTACATCACATTTACCAGTAAAATGAACTATATGTGCGCACTGTGACGCTTGATTCGGTTCATGTTTGCAAATTTTAACAAGACATTCGATAACCCATTCGAAAGTATTGAAATCGTCATTATGGAGAATCAGAATGAATGGTTCACTTAAAACTTTTTCAAGTTGTTCACTTGTTTTGGATTTGGTAATTGTAGACATATTTTATTGTGGAGTAAAAATCTTTTTATTATATATACAAAGTTAAAAAATATTCTTTTTAAATACAAATGATTCCTCAAGAAATTAAAATAAATATCAGAGATTTAGTTATTGTCATCTTGATTGGTCTTTGTTTGTGGTTTTATTTGAGACCGTTAGATTTAGTCGACATAGAACAAGTTAAAAAAGATAATTTGGAAAAAAAAGAATTAATAGATAAAATTGAACAAGAAAGAAGGACTTTATCAACCGAAAGGAAAATTTTAGATTCTGAACTTGAACGTTTGAGAGAATTAGCTTCCTTTAGATCTGACACAATAAATTTTTACAGAAGGTTATCAAGAATAAAAGACACTGAAATAAAAGACTTGAAGGAAAATTTGAAATTGTATAATCAAATGTTAGAAAAGAGAAATCAACAAATCGATGAACTATTGAAGAAGCCAATCATTTTACCAAAAAATCAGTTGGTGGACAAGACTAAAGAAAAATTGAAATAAATTATGAAAAAGTTCTTTTTTTTAATTGTCCTGATGGTCACAACCACGAATCTATTTGGTCAATCTGAAGAATATCCAAGGTATTACATTCAAGGTGAGGATACCATAGGTGTCATCTACACTATAGACCAAGTACAAAAAATCTACAACCATGAGGTTTTACTATCTTTATTCAAAGATGTAAGACTTGGATGTGATACTCTATTACAAAGATATTTGGTAGTTGTTAATAAGTATGAACAAAAACAATTGGTAGATAAACTTTTAATAGAACAACACGAAAAAAGTTTGATAGACAAAGATAATGAGATCAAAACTCATTTAGCAAAGACTACAAATTTAGAAAATGATATAAAAAAGTGTGATGAACAAAGAAAATTACAAGACGGTCAGATACAAAATTTTGAAAAGGTTATAGATCAATTGAATAAAGAAAGAAAATGGTTGCTTGGTGGTAGTATGGGGTTCGCTGCATTATCTTTGTTTTTATTGGGCACATTAGTTGGAAATTAATAAAAAAACGAATTTCAAAATAAATATATAATATCATATAAAAAATTATTAAATAATAATGAACCATATCAGAAAATTCTTATCATATAAGAGTAAAAAGAATCCAACACAGGTTGTTAAGGAATCTGTTTTACAAGTTGATGACGTTTATAAAGTAAGAGTGATTGTTGATGTAAAAAAATCGATGGTCAATTCTTACATCAAAAAGGTGTCCGATAATACACAAAAAAATTTAAGAGATTTCTACAGTGATATGGACATTGTTGAAGAATTAGTAAAACACGTTGTTGAAACTGGAATGAATGTGGATACTATACCTGCATCAATTTTGGTCGGCGGTGCTCAAGGACAGGCTCAAGGTCAAAGTCAAGGTGAGGCACAAATGCAAACACAGGCACAACCACAAGGTCAAGCTGCACAAGTACAAACTGAACCTGCACAAGACTTCGAAGAAGTTCAACCACAAGGTCAAGGACAGGCTCAGGGTCAACCACAAGGTCAACCACAGAGTCAAGGACAAGTTCAAGGTCAAGAACAAGAGGAAGTTGAGGAAGAAGAAGAAGGTGGTGAGGAAGAAGAACTACCAACAGAATAATAAAATAAACCCATCCACAAGATGGGTTTTTACTTTATAGGACAATTCGTAGCGGAGTAAATGAAATTTAAATTTTTATCTATTTTCAAACCAAGTGATTCACAAGTTGTGACGATATCCTCTAAACATTCACCACTAGCACCTCCTACCACAGTTATTGTCCCACTACCGGATTGGGCTTCTTTCAGATCTTGAAAAATCTCATAGAGTTTTTTTGGTACGTGAAACCATTTGTGGTTATTGCCAATGAAAACTATTATAGTACCCTCGGTAGTTGGAAAATACTCACCTTTTGTTAGCTGGTTTTCATTATCTTTTATTTTTTGGTAGATTTCGTCATCAAGAATTTTTTTATAGAAATCAGCATTTACTTTGTAATTATATCTTTTTTCGATGACATCTTTTTGATTTGGAAAAACATATAGATCATTTGAAATATTCACATCATGGTCTTCGTCGTAAAGATAATCTTTATCTACATTTTTACCTTTGTGATGATTATCAAATATTTGGTATACGCTTTCGAAATTTCTACAATATTTTTTCAAAGACTGTACGTAATTATCGGTGAAAAATTTTTTAAAGGATGGTTGTACGTCTACTATTAGTAGAATTGATTCAGTCGTTGATCCAAATTTTTCAAATCTGTGAATATACTTCATTATGATTTATATATTAAAGAAATGAACCAATTTGATTCACAATTTGGAACTCATCAATTTTGAAATTAATTATCATTATTTCTTGATAATTCTCTGGATCTTGTTCAAACTCCACGGTCAGTTCATATGGGGTTTGTGTTATTTCTGGTATGTAAGTGAATATTTGTTCTGTTATAATATCTTGCACAGATTGAGATGATAGTTTAGTTTGAAATAAAAGTTCCGGTAAATCTGTACCGACATTCAGATCACCCATAACATCACCTTTTGTGGTATAAACCAATACTTGATATTTTTGGATTATTATTCTGATCAAATCATCTTCTATCAATTCGGTGTCGTTGAACTTATTAAAGCTAGAATCAATTATATAAAAATCAGTGTAGTCATATGATGCCATAATTTATATATTATTTCTGACAAATAGGTCTCTAATTTTACCAATCACTGTCATGCCCAATATTATTGGATCTGTATTAGTTTCAAGTAATTTTTGATGTTCACAGACGATATAGGATACTTGAAATAATTTTGGTATATTTTCTTTTCTCTCATTCAATGAGTAATCAATAAAATTTTTACCGAATAAGTCCAATAATATATCGATTTTTTCTGGTCCGAAATTTTCCATTAAAAAAATGTACACATCTTCAAAATTTTTTGATTCATCATATATCAAATCATATAATTCTTGTTTGACCTTGATATTAGAGGTCGTGTTACTTTGAGTAGTGTGTCCGGTCAATCTAAATTGATCAACCTCAATTAGTATGGAACGAAAATCTGGAAATTTTTTATTAATAATTTTCACCAAATTATCTTTACTTATTTCGAAATTTTCTGTAGGAGCGATTTTATTTATAATCTTCTTATAAATTTCAGATTTTAAAAACCTTTCTTCCTCTTTATTCAGACAATCAAAATTAACTTCTACCATTCGAGACCTTATACCAGGACTCACTTTATTGATATGGTTCGTAGTGAGAATAAATCTAACATTTTTTCTCGAAAATTCTTCTATATAAGCTTTCAAAGCATCTTGATATTGAATAGAAGTTCTTTCAAACTCATCGAGAAATACATATTTTATTGTGTCTTGTGGTAAATTGTCTACTAAATCAAGTCCCATATAAACTTTAGAACAGAACTCATCGATCTTATTTCTTAGAGTATCTATTGAAGTATAGAAGGAACTATTCAGTTCAATATAAGGTTTGTTTTTGGAATATTTACCTATTAATATCCTAGCAAGGGTAGTTTTTCCTGTACCAAAATTTCCGTAAAAAATAACATTTTGTTGAATACCATTTTCGAAAAGCTTTTTAATTCTTGGTAAGAGAATGGTATCCTCAATAGTTTTTGGTCTCCACCTCTCGGATAAAAGTAAATTTTTCATGGATTTTTATACCTAGTTTCGGGCTAGAAGTTTTGAATATATAACCTTATGATTGGTGAAAGATTTAATTTTGAAGACGTTTTTTTCCGAGACTTGACCATCTGTGTACTCGACACTTTAGAGGGTGAAATCAATTGGACTAATAAATTCAGTGCTGGTGATGTTAAAGTTAGTGTTCCATTTTATTATTCGATGACCGGTGATGACAGATACTTATTAGACTCATTTTCTGACGATGTGGTATCAAATAATAGATTTGTTGAACTCAATACCGATAAAATACCTAGGGGACATTTGACCTTGACATCTTATGACATAAGAGCTGATGAATTCGCTAATCCGAATGTTTGGTTAAGAATGGTTATAGAAAAAGATGATGAGATCAGAAAAATGTTGACAAAGGTGAGAGCAGTACCAGTCTCTGTAAAATATGATTTGTCAATATTACTTTCTAGCGAAATTGATGTTTTCAAATGTTCTCAAGCTATCATGGACACACTGTGGGTTTATCGATTTATGTATTTCGAGCACAATTTTATGAATATTGATGCGGTGATGTTAATACCTGATACAAACCAAGTCGAAATCCAAAGAGAAAAAACATTGACTTCAGATAATACAATCAAATTATCAGTATCATTTGAAGTACAAACTTATTACCCAGCATATCGAAAGGATCCAGACCCTATAATCTATCCAAAGGGTACAAGATGGTATCTACAAATGAATAGTAATGCTAGGAGTGATAAATCGAATTTACCAAGGACTAACTCATCAAAACTAATTAAGAGAAAATAAACATAGTAATTTTAATATATAATCCTCATAGAGATATAAAATGTAAAAAACACACTTTTTTTATATAATATATACTTTAGAAAACTAAAAAATTAATTTTTGTCATTATGAAGAATCTCAAAATGGAGTTGTTCAATTTTAGAAAATCCTTAAGTGTGGATCAAATGGAAATTTCCACTGTTCTTGAGGGACATATGAATGCTTGTAATGAATTATCAGAGAAAGTTGTAATTAATTCATTGAATGAAAAACTCAAGCCATTCACTTATGATAAGCAAGTAAAGGGGTTTCTAGAGTCATTAACTGACGATATGAGCCAGTATCAACTCCTTTATGAGTTAAAGCACTTATATAATGTGTTGGATAGTAAAAATCAGGGTCAGTTGTACAGACAACCGATCAATGTCCTTTTACAGACAATTAATCTTGATTCTGATCAAGATAGAATGTCCAAAATTTTAAATGAGTTGGCTGTCTATGATTGGGTACCAGAGATTAAACTATTTGTGCATAATCTGACAAAAAATCCAGAGCAAAAAACAAATCTACTTTCCGGTGGTAACGCTGAATCTGTTTACACAATTGTGGAACAAGTTGAAGATGGATATCTTTGTATGGTTAGAGATTCTTGGTTTTTACTGACAGATAATAATATTGAAAAGACTTTACTAGAGACTCACGTTACGGATCCAGAAAAACTCAAAACTTTGAGAAATCTTGAAATCGGTATGAGATTTGCTAGTTTAAATGATGAAAAAATTAATTTTAGAATTTCTGAAAATTTAACAATTGGATTATCTGTAAATAAGAAAGGTGTAATTTTTATCAACGATGATGAAATGAATAAAGAGACAACACTAGAAAGTCTATTTTCTTCTCCTATTATCCCTATCGTAAATAAGAATTTTTATCCTGTGTTACTTGAAACATCCCACAACCTAAATAAGTTTGTTGAGATGGATGTAATCAAAAGAGTATCAAATTTAGTAAATCCGTATCTTGAGGTATATGCGTTTAATTATAAGAATGCCATCTATCTTTACAGATGTGACGAAAGATATGGCAATTCATTCTTTAAATATGAGTCAGCTATGGAACTTGTAAACGAAGTAAAGAATGAACTCAATTTCGACCTAACTTACTTCTATGAAAATAACCTCGAAAAAGAAATTGTCACAAAGAGAAAATTAGAAGACAAGGAAAGAGAAATCACTTTGAAATTGGAAGATGTACAATTGAATATCGATAAGGTTCAGAACTCAATTCAAATGCTTGGTGAATCTAATTCTTTACAAGTTGCTTTAGGTAATCTTGCTAAAAGGAAAGACCAACTCGAAAAAGATTTGTTATCTGTAAGAGAACTACAATACAGAGAAAGAGAAAGAGAAAGACTTATGTAAAATAAAAAAAACCTCCGATAAGGAGGTTTTTTGTTTTAAACAAATACTCTAATTGCGATATACGTATTAAGAAATTAATTAAGGTTCAGATCCTTAAAAAATAATTTCATTTATGTACCTTCAGAATAAAGATTTATACGTAGAAATAATAATTTCAAAAGCACAAGGAAAATTGACTAGAAATTCCAAATTGATGTTGGAAACACTAGCTAAACGAACTATCAAAAAAATGAGATATTACAACAACGATGATAGGATGGATTGCTATCAGTCGGGACTGTTGGATATGTTTTCAAATTGGTATAATTTTAACGAGGAAAAATCCGATAATGCATTTGCATACTTTACGGAAATATTCAAACGTGGTCTAGCAAAAGGATTCAACGAACTATATAAGAAAAAAGGTGATAATGAACATCAAATAAGATTAATTTCTATCGAATCTTCTAATGATGGTATGGGCTTACACTCTCTATGATTATGCTGAATTTTTTTTATTCACTGTCTCTTTTATTCGTTTGGGTTGAGTGGAAACAACTCACCGTGAAACCTATGGTCTACCCCAAACAAATTGATGAATCAAATCACATTCAGCTTTTGATATTTTCCTTCTCCAAAATACTAAATGTGATCTGTTTAATTATTGGACTTTTCACCCCTATTTGGATCCACTACGCTATAATCGTTATTAGTGAGATTTTGAAATCTATTTTTTTATACACTAATAATTTCAAGATTATTAATTTATATGGAATTTCTACAGCGGTTTTGTATATGATAATTTACTTATCCATTTTTATCCAAGGTGTTGTTCTGTAATAATAATGAACTCGAATTCTTTTCTTTGACAATACTCAATCATATACTTCCATTTACTCAAATTTTTATTATACATTTTAAGTGAGTATTCAAAGTTTTTTAACTGTTTAGCAGTTGGGTTTTCTCTCAAAGTTGGTTCTTTTGTCTCACTACTTGGCTTTACCTCCGCAACCACTCTTGAAATTGTACCATCTTCTCTAACTAATTCGTAATAAAAATCGGGATAGTAACTGTGCTCTGTAGTTTTGAATTCTTGTGTCTCATTTATCCATTCAGTTTTTTGGTATGGTATTCTTAAATGTTCGGCTCCCCAAAATTTTATTTTTGGATTGTTATCAAGATAAACCATCATTTTGTGTTCGAGACCTGACCTATAATATAGACCACCTTGGGAATTCAATTTTATTATCTTGTCTTTATTATTTGGTAGAAAAAGACCTTGCTTATATTTAGTTGGTTGTCTTGGAGCACTATTCAACATATCGTTTATGTTTTTTGAATATATATTGTTATGGGTATTCTTTTGGAAAAAATCAATGAATCACTAAAATCTGGCAAAGGTATTGCAGACAATTTTAAAAATAACTCATTGTTCTTCTATGAGAAATATCAAAAATCTGACAACGAGGTACAGAGTACAAGGGTTCAAGATATTCAAATAGGAAGATTTTATTTTTTTCATTATATGGATGATTCTAATTGGATCAAATATTCTCCTGTATTCACTATCGGCCAAAAAAAGTTCGAAAATCTAACTATATTATTTTCAATCAACCTAAATATGATACCGATACAAGTGAGAGCTAGTTTTTTCGATCAATTTATGACGGAAAAAGATTTTATAAATGATAGGTCTCTGCCTGTAGAGATGACAACGACTTATAATGAATTGTTTAGATACGGATTCGAATACTCAATTATGGAATATAATGTAAATCAAATATCACTAGTCCACAGAATTTCAATGCCACTAGTGCCAAAGTTTTTATACTCTGGTCATCCGATTAATAAATACGATCCTAACAAACTTTATGAGATTTGGAAAGTAAAATCTAAAACTAAATATGATAGAGATAAGGAAATGTCTCAAGCTTTGATAAAAGACTTCTACAATATATCTGATGATATTAATGAAAATTATGTAGTGTTAAAAAAACACATTCAAAGACTTCAGAATAGTTTCGAAAAATATGGTCGTTGACCCAAATTATGTATATTGATTTAATTAATATATACTAACAAATTCCAACAAAAGCCAATGGCGGGTAGTTACAATCCACTGAATCAACAAAATCAAAGTTCAGCTTTAGTTTCATCATCTGTTGAAAATAAAGGTTTATTTAATAGATTATTACGCACACTTTCTAATTTCGGTATGAAATATGATGATATGATCATAAGAAATACTGTTGGTGTTGGTATGAATGAGGATCCCTATTCTCAAAAGAATAATAGTATGTATGATTTCTTTTCACAGAAAGCGGTAGCTTCTGTATTGAATAGGAAATCTATACCATATCTGGATAGGTCATATGCTGATAAAAGAAGGATTTTGAGAGAATATTCCATCAAAGACGAAATAAGAGATTTTGTATCTGCTGTGTGTGATGAGTCTGTCGATTACGATGATGCTCAAGATTTTTGTTCTCCGAAACCACTTTCAAACGATTTTTCCCAAGAAATAAGGGATAAATACCAAGAATATTTCGAAAAAATCTATAATAAATTTGGATTTTCAGATGGAATCACTGCTTGGAACATGATGAGGGACTATCTCATAGATGGTTATGTAGCTTTGGAGATAGTTTGGGATGATAAGAAAAAGAATATAATTCATTTCAACAGGTTACGTCCAGAGACGTTAGTGCCAGCTTATGAGCCAGCCATAGGTAATTTATGGATTCAGTTTCCAGAAGACCCTCAATTGAGAAGAATTTTCTTGGATTCCCAAATTGTTTTTATATCATATTCTACCCAGAATGATTATTCCGAAACTTCTTATGTAGAGGGTTTGATAAGACCTTATAATCAATTAAAGATATTGGAACAAACTAGAATAATGTTCAATATAATCAATGCTACAATTTATCAGAAATTTACAATACCAATTAAGGGTCTACCTAGACAAAGAGCTGAAGAGCAAATAGGTCAATTGATTGCTGACTATTCTGAAGAAATAGAATGGGATGATACATTAGGCACTGTTACAATTAATGGTAAAAAACATCTCCCCTATAATAAACAGGTTTGGTTCCCAGAGGGTGATGCAGGAACACCGGCGATGGAATTAGTGAGTCCTGAGGGTCACAACTTGAATGAGAATGATATGTTAACTTGGTTTTTCAATGCTCTCAAAAGAGCATCCAAGATACCATTTCAACGATTTGATAAGGAAAATGGTGGTGGTACTGTATTTGATGATGCCGCATCTATGACGAGAGATGAAGTGAAATTTAATAATTTCATTTCTAGGTTGAGAGCAAATTATAAAGAAATTATAGTTAAACCGTTGAAATTACAAATGTGTATTGAGTTTCCAGAGTTGAAGGACGATGAGGTTTTTCTGAATCAAATCGATATAGTTTTTTATTCCAACCAACTATTCGAGGAGTGGAAAAAATTGAGTAACCTTGAGAAGAGAGCTGGATTGTTATCAACACTTTTAGGTATACAGACTGCAGATGGTCAATCGTATTTCCACATCGATTATCTCGTAGATAAGGTTCTAAAACTGACGCCGGAAGAAAAAGAAGAAAATAAAGCTTATAAATTGAAGGGTGATAAGGGAACAGCTACCGCTGAAGGTGGTGGAGGCTCGGAGGCAGGTGGTGAAATGCCTGCACAAGGTGGAGGAGGAGCCCAAACTGCTGGAGCACAAGCCCCAGCACAAGGTGGTGAAGAAGCACAAGCACCATCAGCTGAAGGAGGAGCTGAAGCAGAAGGAGGAGCAGGTGGAGAGTTCGAATTCTAACCTTTAGACTTCTTATTGACTAATTCCTTTGATTTCGATGGATTATCAACACCAAACTTTTGAATCATGGTGTTCTCTATTTTTTTTCGAATCTCTTTGTTTTGTATGGGATATTCTACACCAAAATTTTGTACAAGTGTAGCCTTTCTTTTGGACTCTGAACACTTTCTGCAATAATATTCTCCCCAACGATTACCATATTTTATATAATTTTTGAAGATAACATCCTTGTGTTTACCACAACCATCACATTTACATTCAATTTTATAATGACTACCGGTTGATAATAGTTCTATGGGGATTTCGATTGTTTCACCTATACTGACATCATAGCCCAACTCTTCATAATATGAATAGTTTGATTCATTTATTTTTATTAATATTTCCCTAGTAAGAATCATGCGGCATTATCACTTATACTAAAATCAATGTCAAAAGTTGCAATCTTGGAATCAGAATTTTTATCAGGTCTATAATAAACAGGCAGAAGAAATCCTTTGGAGAAATCTATAACTTCGCCATAATCCGATGGTTTGACCATACCATATATACAATTGTTTTCGAATAGAAGGTCGGTAATTGTATGTGATATGGCATAGATATCATTATTACTTCTGTAATAAGATTGAAAAGTGCTACCAAAAACATTATCAAGGTGAATTTTTTTATTAAGTAAAAAATCAAATTTTTGATGTGGGGGAGCATCCTCATTTAATATATTATCAATAGAAAAATCTCTTCTGAACTCTATCGATTTTTCAAAAAGAAAAATCAGAAGGTCATCTAGAAAAGTATCTTTTTTTTGTAAAATTTCGACTTTATACATTGAATATTAAAACCTTATATTTTAACTTTTATCAAAGTTTTCTTTACTTCCATAAAAAATCCTCCTTGAAAAAATAAGGTTTTTTAAGAGCGAATATATACTAAAAATAAAAATAAATCACATACATGAAACCAATCCTTATTGTTGAAAACAACACAAATCCTTTGAAGGAGAATGTGCAGGTTTCTGGTGGCAAGAAAGAATACGTTCTTGGTGGTATTTTTACTGAATTCGGTGTTAAAAACCGTAACGAAAGAATTTATACTGCTGAAAAATTTATTCCTTGTCTTAAAGAACTAAATGAACGTATCAACACCATGGGTGTAGTATACGGTGAATTTGACCATCCCGATGTTTTTGATACATCTTTATCAAGAGCCTCACACATTATTAGAAAAGCAAATTATGTTAAAGAATCTAATCGTGTAGAGGGTGAGATCAAATTATTGAACACCTATTGGGGTAAAGAAGCAAAATCTCTAGTCGAAGACAATTGTCCTGTTTTCGTCTCATCGAGAGCTGCTGGCGTTACAGAGAATGATGGCACTGTCACTTTGAAAAAACTTTTCACTTATGATATTGTTGCTGATCCAGGATTTGCATCTGCGAGAATGAGTTCCATCAATGAATCTTTAGGATTCAAAAAAGAAACCAACTTTAGGATATATGAGATGTCCGACGAGTCAAAAATAAACGATATATTCAATATGAACAAGAATGAATTCGTTACCAAACAACAATTGACTGATTATTCGAAGTATCTTATTAATGAGATTGCTTCTGCGAAGAAGGAAGTTAAAAATGCTGTAAAGACTGGTAACATGGCACCAAAGAAACTTGAACAACTTCTCGAGTATTATGAAGAGTTGAACAAAACAAATTCTCAAATTGTTAAGTATTTAGATTATTTAGCGGAAAGAGTACAAGTTGTTGTTAATGAAAATACTTCATTAAAGAGTACTACTGAAAAATTAATTTCCCATAATGATTATTTAGCGGAAAATTTAGAAAAAGCGATTAATTATTCTGAATATCTTGCAGAAAATTTAGATAAGAACATTTCTTATTCTGAATACCTTGCAGAAAATCTTGATAAGAATATTGCTTATTCAGAGTACCTTGCGGAAAATCTTGATAAGAACATTTCTTATTCTGAATACCTTGCAGAAAATCTTGATAAGAATATTGCTTATTCAGAATATATTGCAGAAAACCTCGATAAGGGAATTTCTTACAGTGAATATTTAGCAGAACATCTAGATAATTCAATTGCATATTCAGAGTATCTCGCTGAACACGTTGAAGGTAATATCGCATATTCCGAATATATTGCTGAACACCTAGATGATAATATTTCTTACTCCGAATATCTTGCAGAAAATTTAGATAAGACAGTTTCTTATGCTGGTATGATTGCAGAGAAATTAAACTCTAATAAAATCAATGAAAGTGTGGAGGATAAATCAATTCCAACTTTAGAAGAGTTTGGATTTGAAGAAATGTCTGATGAAGATCAAATGGATATGGAGATGGGAGATGAAATGATTCATTCCGAAGAAGAAGAAGAAGAGGAAAATGCGTATCTCATGTCTAGTGAAGAAGAAATGGCTTCTGAAGAAGGTATGACACCTGAAGAAGGTATGATGTCCGATGAAGAGATGTTAGACGAAGAGGAAGATGAGGAAGAGACAGAAATGAACTCACCATCAGAAATGAAGTATGAAAAGAATTCCGATACTGAATTATCAAAGCAAATTGACAAACTTATATTAGAGGCTACAAAACGTAAAGTTTCTGAAACCAATGAGTTGCATTTCTTGAGATTCTTAAACAAACGTCAAGTTGATAGTTTTTATAATCTTTCACAAGACGAACAAGAGCAAGTAAAACTTTACATAAACGAAAAGAGTTACTTTACTGGCACAGATGTTTTAAGACTTATTCAAGAATCATTGTCAGCTCAAAATGAATCTCTCGAAGAGAGATTGATTAGATTGATGCCCGAAAACATTAAGCCAATCTGGTCCCAATTAAACGAATCGACTAAAAGGTCCGTAATTTCACAAGCTAGACTTTATCCTGACTTGACAACAGAAGCAAATGTTGAACATTTTTGGATGACTAGGAACATGAAGAAAAAAGAAAAAACAACAAAAACTCTTTTAACTTCTGAACCTTTGATCCAAGAGGATAGACTTGGTGAAAATGAAATGAAATCCATTTTAGAAAGATTCAAGAATCTATAAAAAATCCAGGTCTGAAAAAAGGAAAAAAACTGGGTTTTATATATAGATAATAAAAAAAAATAAAAAAACACTATGTCACACATTAGAATTGACAAATCAAAAGCTCTTAAGAAGTGGGCTCCAGTTCTTGAGAACATGGGTGTTGCGGGCGAAGATAAACTTGATTGGATGTCTGAGTATGCCGAGTTTCACTCAATCAATGAAAACGCGTATGTAAACGCAACCCTAGCTGGTATGGGAGCTGTTCAATCTCCACAACCTTCTATTTATGCTGGTAGTACTCTTAACACAGTAACTAACAACACTTGGAATCAGACTGCAGGTAACTTCGGTTCTGGTGACCTTGGTCAAAACCTTCTTCCAGTTGCAATGAAGATTGCTGCTCAGACTATCGGTCTTGATCTAGTTGCTGTAAAACCTTCACCAGGACCAAAACTTGACCTTCTTTATATTGATTTTCAATATGATGATGTTAAAAATGGTGGTACAACTGGTCGTCCACAAGTTTTCAAAATCACTAATGCTACCAACCTAACTGAATTCAAAAGAGATTTCCCTGCATATCTCAATAGTCTTGGAATCGTTCCAACTTCTGATGGTTTGAGAGGTGGTAGAATCTTCTTGACAGTTGCTACAGGTGCTGCGGCTACTTATTGGAAATCTGCTGCTGGTGTTAGCCAGACTGAACCTACATCAGTATATGGAGGAGCTGTAGAATTTCTTGGATTCTCTCGTATCGATGGTAATCCAATTCTTAAAGCTTACAGACAAGCTAACTCTGAAAGAACTGTTAATCCATCTTACCCTTATACTTTCGATGGTTCACAAAACACTTTTGCTCTTGCTACACAATCTATGGTTGAAGCGATTACTAACATCGGTACTTATTCAACTGTTGTGAGTTCTACTGGTATCGAACTAGTATCTGCTCTTGAAGATCACCTTCCTGGTTTCTCTGCTAACTGGTTTGGACCTACTGGTTCTTACGCTAGTGGATTTTATCCAATGGGTAGAGATCATGATGATAATACTTATTCTGGTGTTATCGGACCAAAAATCTCTTCCAAGTCTATTGCTGTTGGTACAATCGAAGTTTCTTCCGCTTTAAGAAGAACTGAAATCGAAGACATCAAAGCTAACACTGGTATGGATATCGTTCAAAAGATGGAGTCAATCCTAGTTAATGAACTTTCTCAAACTATCTCCAAGCAAATCGTTGCTAACATCTTCGCACTTGGTGATAACAACAGACTTTCTGCACCTTTGAGATCTGGTCAAACTACTTATGGAACTTCAGGTGTAACAGCTACAACAATCTTCGATTTAGACACAGCTTATGTTGCTGGTGGTCCAGGTGGTGAAACTACACACGCTGTACAAAGAAAGCTTATCACCAAAATGGTACACGCTTCCAACTACATCGCAACTGAAGGTCGTGTTGGTCCTGCTCAATACGCAGTAACAAACGGGGGACTTGCAGCAGCTCTTATGGATATTGCTGGTTACACAATCAACCCAACTAAATCCAAAATCAACGGTTCTGGTCAACTTTATCCAGTTGGTCAAATTGGTGATATCCAAATTTATGTTGACCCTTACATGAAGTATAACGATGATAGAATCGTTCTTGGTAGAAAGAACAATCCTGATCAACCAGGTATTATCTTCGTACCATACTTAATGGCACAGTCAATCAGCCTTATCTCCGAAGCTACTTTCGCACCAAGAATGTTACTTCGTTCTAGATATGCTATCGCTGAAGTTGGTTGGTATCCACAGAAACAGTTCATGACAATTTCTGTTGTTGATGAGAAGAATTTCTTAAACTAATCACTAATAAAAAAAACCCCCACATCGGGGGTTTTTTTATGCCCATTTGGAATCATACCAAAACGTTCTATTCTGACTATCTTTCAGAGATTTACCCTTTTGATAAAAAACCCATTTTTCGAACTCATTAGAAGTTTTTTGGAATGGATTGGACCAATCTTTCAATTGACCACCGTTGAATTCATAAGCTTTTTGTAAGACATCTCTACAAGTTTCGAGGAACTTTGGGTTTGATTCAATTGTTTCTTTAGCTGATATAAATGGATTATCGTTAGAATAAAAGAGTATTGTACTCCGTAGGTAATTTCCCACACCAGCAAAATATTTTTGATCGAGTAACAACTCATAAATTGGTTTTCTGAAATCTTTATTACCGATGTTTTGGTATATATTCGTTATAAATTTGTCAAATTCTTGAATGATATCGGGTCCATTCTTTGATGACTTGAAGTTTTTGTACATAGAGTATTTAGGTCCAAGATATCCACCGTGTAGTAGTAAAGAATGTCCATCATTGGTATCGAATCTCAATCTAGTATATTTTGTATCGGACCATTGCTCTTTTTTTGTCCATTTCCAAGAACCGGACATACCCATGAAGACATAAATTGGGATTGTATATTTCTCGAGGATCAACTCTAGGATCAATTTTTTTCCATGAAATTTTGAAATTATTCTGAATGGTTCAGAAAATTTATCATCTATAAAAGGAACATTCCCTTTTTCGACATGATAAAGACAATCGAATAACTTATTTTCAGTTGTCTGATTTATGAAATCGGACATTATGCGTATTTCTGGTCCCTCTGGCATGAAAAAATATTTTTCAATATATACTTAAAATTTAGAAAAGTTATGCAAAAAGATGATCAACATTTAATAAAAGGGTCCACCAAGCTATCAAAGCAAGACGAAACCTTTCTTCGTGAAAAATTTATAATTGATTACGCGAAGAAAAAAGGTTGGGATAAAGATCAACTTTCTCCTACTCAAATGTTAGAGATTGTTCAACAAAGTGGATATAAGAACCCCGGTTTGATACTTTCATAAACATATCCTTAGTTTGTGATATAACTATTAAAAAAACACAAAATGGTTCAATCATATGTACCCAAATTTTCTTATATAATACCATTTAGATACAGACAAGATAGAATACTCCCTCTACGTCGTGTCATCGAATGGTTATCCGGATTTCAAGGTGTTGAAATCATAATCGTCGAACAAGATAATCACTCTAAAATCGATTATCTTAATTTAAAAGTCCAACACATATTTGCTAAATCCGAAGCCCCCTTCAATAAAAGTTGGGCATATAATATTGGACTAAGGAGAGCTGTTGGACAGACCATAATTTTTGGTGAATCCGATTACTTGATGAACCCTATGGAACTCATAGAAAGTCTCAAGACACTTGAAGGATTGGACTGCGTAATTCCGACCAATAGAACGCTGTATTTGACTCCACAACAATCCTCAATGGATACTAATTCTATCCTACAACTATCTAACCCACAAATAAAGAGAAATCTTCTTGATGGTATATCAATATTCAAAAAAGAAGCTATTGATAGATTGGGTGGTTGGAACGAGGATATGATCGGATTAGGATATGAAAACGAATTCAATGAAATTAAAGTCAATAAATTATTGAGATATAAACAAATGGATTATACTGGATATCACCTTTTTCATCACGCTGATAATACACCCCAAAATTTATTAGAAAGAAATAAACAAATATTGGATGTTTATAAGAATGATACTAATTTGATTCATCAACATATTCAACAAACACTTCCGAAAATTGGGACTTTGAATAGATTTTCCTACATCAATTAATAATTGAAATAGTTGATTAGTTCGATGGAATGCGTAATTTATTGTATTTAATCAATAAGTTATACATTTTATCGAACTCTTCATCTAATTCAACTATTTCTTTTCGATTCCACTTATTGTTATTGA